TCCTTGAGGACACGACCCCTCCGGGCACTCCTCCAGGTGGAAAAGGATTGAAGGCAACACCTGATGGCAAGAGCGCGGCTGAGGAAAAGGTCCTCGAGTATCCAAGCATGGAAAAATAGGAGGATGAAAGATGAGCTCGACTGTCGGAACAAAAACGGAGCAGGAATGGGAGGCTGAGTATGATGCCGGAACGTTAGCAAAGGCCGAGGAAATCAAGGCCGATGCTAAACGGCTGGCCAAAGCACAAAAAGCCGCAAAGAAACTGCAAGAGGAAAAGGCCAAGGAAGCGGCTGCCATGGCCAAAATCGCTAATTTGCGAAAGAACAGCTCGGAACGACTTCTCGATTACCCTTCCATGCGTAACAAATAGGAGGAAAAAAGATCATGACTACTTTAGATACGAGAGCCCAGCTCACCCTTATAGAGCTGGCAAAAAGAACGGCCGATCAGAACCTTCTCGATATCGTGGAGGTAATGACGGAAACGAATGAGATCCTTGACGATGCCCTTTGGCTGGAAGCCAATCAAAAAATGGGGCACCTCGGCACGGTACGAAATACCCTGCCGTCCGGTACCTGGAGAAGACTCAACAAGGGTATTGCGCGAAAGGCGTCCAGCACGCGGCAGATCAAGGAAGGTATCGGGATGCTCGAGGCGTATTCCGTTGTCGATAAGAAACTGGTGGACCTGGCACCGAATCCGATTGTGTTCCGCTCGGGTGAGGATATGGCCTTTGTCGCGGGTCTTTCCCAGGATCTTGCGGATTGCATCTTTTACGGCGATCAGTCAACCACGCCGGAGAAGTTCGACGGATTTACCCCTCGATATAATGCCCTGTCGCTGGAGAATGTTCACGACACTGGAGGAACCGGGGATGATAATACGTCGCTCTGGATAGTCCAGTGGGGCAAGCATAAGGTGCATCTGATCTATCCCGGAGGATCGGCCAGCATGGGAGTCAAGGCCAGGGATCTCGGGGAATGCACGGTTCTGGATGATCAGGCCACACCGCAAGAATATCAGGCCTACCGGACCCACTTTGAGGTCAATGCCGGGATGTTCATCCATGACGACCGGTGCGTCCAGCGGGTCTGCAACATCGAGGTTACCGGCTCCACCAATATCATCGACGATAATTTGATTATCGCGGCCAAGAATAACCTCCCGTATAAGGGCGTCGGTGCGGTTATCTACTGCAACAAGACGATCCTTACACAACTGGAGATCCTGGCCAAGGACAAGTCAAATGTCAACTGGCAGCCGGGAGAGGCCTTCGGCCAGGCAATTACTCAGTTCCAGGGCATTCCGGTCCGCCGGGTGGATGCGCTGCTCAATAACGAAACCACAGTAGCATAAAAAACCGGGGCTCCCAAAGGAGCCCCTCAATAGAGGAGATTTTATCATGACAATAATGGACAACAAACTGGTGCTCAGTGATGCCCAGGCAGAAACCACGGTGGCGGAGCACGATTCAACCAATACGATTGATCTCGGCGATGCTATCCAAAAACCGGGCATAGGGACACCGCTCTGGCTGAATATTACGGTGAATGAGGCGGTTGTGGGAACTACGTCTAAGGTGACGTTTAAGGTGCAGGACAGTGCGGATGATAGTACTTTTGTCTCGATCTTTGAAACCCCTGCTATTGCCGAAGCGGTACTTGTTAAAGGACATGAAGTGCTCAGGATGCCCTTGCCCCACACGGTACGGCAATATCTCAAGATCGTCTATGAGATCACGGTAAATGTTCTTACCCTTGGTAAGTTCGACGCCTGGATCGATATGACCGGACAGATCACTCATTAACCGAAGATTCATAACATAGAAGGGGGGCCTCCGGGCTCCCCTCGAGGGAGGAATATCATGAAACAAATTAGGTGTATCCGGGATTGTTGGTGGCGGACCCGCCATTATCCAAGCGATCCTCCGTTCATGGTTGAGGATGATGTTAAAGTCCCCCGGCATTTTGAGGAGATGCCCGAAAAGCAAATAAAGCCCGAAGATATTGAAGAGCTTTCAGAAGATGTAGAATTTGAGGAGCCTACAGAAATTGAAGAAGCTGAAAAGGCGGAAAAGTCAAAAAAAGAAAAAGCCAGCGAGAAAAAGTAAGGTGAATCATGAGCTCGAATGTTGAAATTTGCAATATAGCCCTGTCCAGAATCGGGGACACGCTGATTACCGATCTAAATGAGAATTCCAAGCAGGCCCGGACCTGCAAATTGCTCTATGAGCCGGAAAGGGATCTCTTGCTTCATTCCCACTATTGGAATTTCGCCATGAAAAGGAAGAGCCTGGCCCAGCTTAGCGAGGTTCCCGATTTTGAATACGTCTATCAATACCAGCTCCCCACTGATTACCTGCGTGACAGGGAGCTCTACAACAGCACGGCCAATTACGTGATCGAGGGTGACAGGCTCCTCATCAACGAGGATGTTGTCTATCTGAAATACATTGCCCGGATCACGGACCCTAATAAGTTCAATCCGGCTTTCCTGATTTGCCTTGCCCTCAAGCTGGCCGCGGAGCTTTCTATTAGGCTGGCTGACAGCAAGACACTCAAAAATCTGATTTTAAAGGAATATCTTATCCAGATCAAACAGGCCTACCGGCTGAATGCGATCGAGGGCAATCCACCGGAAGATACGCACGAAACCGATTGGCAGGCAGCAGGGAGGTAAGGTGTGGCCAAGGCGCATCCGATATGGACTAACTTCACGGGCGGAGAATTTTCTCCTCTGCTCGAAGGCAGGATAGATCTCAACAAATATTTCAATGCCGGCCGGATTCTCAAGAACATGGTTGTCCATCCGCATGGACCTGCTTCAAACAGATCCGGCTTTCGCTATATAGCGACTACCAAGGACAGTTTAAAAAAATCCCGCCTTATCCCCTTTGAATTCTCGATCGTCCAGGCCTATATGCTGGAATTCGGCCATGAATATATCAGGTTCTACATGGATCAGGGACAGATTGTTCATACTCTGGAGACTGTTAATGCCTGGAATGATTCAACGGAATACGACCCTTATGATTATGTAAAACATGATAGCGTTATTTATCGCTGTATTCTGACCCATACCAATCAAGAGCCTCCCAATGCAACCTATTGGGTAGTCACTGATATTTATGAAATTGCCTCTCCCTACCAAGAGAGTGAGTTGTTTGAGATCAAATACGCCCAATCTGCCGATGTAATGTGGCTCACCCATCCGAACCATAAGCCGAGAAAATTATCCAGAACGGCACATACTAATTGGACCTTGACCGAAGTGGATTTCATCGATGGGCCGTATGAACCCTCATCCGGCGAAGAGCAGGCAACCCTGGGGAACGACCTGGTTATCAATGGACCTTTTAATACGGATGACTATTGGACGAAAGGAACCGGATGGTCGATCACCGGCGGAAAAGCCGTTGGAGTTCCCGGATCGGAAAGCGATATTTATCAATCTATCTCAGTCACGCAGGACGAAGATTATGAAGTCGTGGTCACATTGTCCGATAGAACGGATGGAACGATTACACCGAAGGTTGGAGGCACAGAGGGACTTTCCCGTAACAAAAATGGGCCATACACGGAAAGGATAACGTGCGGGGCGGGCGCGGCGACTATTGCATTTGAGAAATCGTCGGATTTTAATGGCAAGATCGACGATGTCTCGGTAAAAAAAGTCACCTACAACAACGAGAATAATCTGAAGCCGAGCGGCGTTACAGGAAGCGTCACTATCGAAGCCGATCTCAACATTTTCAAAGCAACCGATGAGGGCAGACTGTTGAGATGGCAGGCCGACGATACAAACTGGTATTGGTTTGAAATTACGACCTATGCAAATCCAAAAAATGTAACTGCCACGGTAAAAGGCAATGACCTGCCGAATACAAACAAATCCAGCCCCTTCCGATTAGGGACATGGTGTGAGGAATTAGGATATCCCTCTTGCGTTGCGTTCTATGAAGAGCGGTTAGGTTTTGCCGGATCCAAGGGCTATCCTCAGACGGTCTGGCTATCGGCCTCCGGCGATTATGACGGGTTTACTCCCGGGGTGAGCGACGCCGATCCCATCACGTATGCTCTGGCTGCCGACCAGGTAAATGCAATCCGCTGGATGAGTCCGGGTAAGCGGTTATTGATCGGAACCGTAGGTGGTGAATGGAATTTAGGATCGTCCGGCTTGGATGATCCGCTTACACCGACCAATACCAGGGTAGTCCGGGAAACTGCTCATGGGAGCAAAAACATTCATGCTGTTCGTGTCGGGCATGTAGTTCTGTTTGTTCAAAAAGCCGGAAAGAAAGTCAGGGAATTAACCTACAAACTTGAGGTTGATAGTTATGTGGCTCCGGACATGACCTTGCTGGCAAACCATATCACCAAGCCCCAGATCAATGATATGTCCTATCATCAAGAGCCGTTTTCTATTGTGTGGTGTGTGCGAAGCGACGGCGTTCTGCTTGGATTGACGTATCTGAGGGAACAGGAGGTCGTGGCCTGGCACAGGCATACAACCGATGGGGAATTCGAGAGCGTGGCGGTCATTCCGGGAACCCAGGAAGATGAGCTCTGGGCCGTGGTAAAAAGAACGATCGGCGCAGCGACAAAACGCTA